ATATTGAGCAAGACATATACGATTACTTTGGGGCTGACCAAGAGATATACAAGGCCACCCGTCATGACTTACTCGGAGTGATCGGAGGTATGAGTGGGATACTAGAACTCTTATGGCATAAGCAAGTTACCCCTGAGATTGCACTCAAAGACTTTATGGCTTTTCTTAAAGAAAGAGAAGAGCATGATGACTTACTTGACATGACTGAGGAAATCCCCGATACTAATATTCCGATTAAAAAAAACGAGGTGGAACATGCCTAAGATAAAAACAGAAGATGTAGATTATGTCCATGTTGAAGAGGTTACTTTCAGCGTGGTCATGAGAGATGGGAGCGACGTGTTAGTAAGTGAGAAAGGTATTGAGTTAGACACTTATACAAAAGAACAACTTGCCGACAATGTAATGTATCACATAGAGAAAGGGAAACCCGTTGAGATACTGGACGATGATGATGACATGATTACCTTTGAGCCTGACATCGACTTAACGGAGACACACTAATGGAACACCATTTATTTATAGACATTCGCAGATTGCTCAAGGATTTTGTGGTCTTATTAAATGAGCATAGTATTGGCAACAAAGAAACCGAAGAGGCTAATCGGATCATCGAGGAACTCTCACTTGTTTTAAAGAACCAAGAATTAGTAGACTCAATTGAAACTAAGATTGAGCAAGAAGAACATAGGCAAATATCAGATGACTTGGCAGAAGAAATTCTGTCTCGTGGACAACATTGTCCAACTGGTAATTGTGATGTGTAGTAGAGAGGTAGTAAATTTTTTATAAACTAAGGAGAACGTGAAATGGCATTAAGTAAACAGAAACAAACAACACTAGGTGCAGTAGTAGTATTAGCAATATTTGGTGGGCTAATCTATAATGCGACTGGTCCAACAGTAATGGAAGACTCATCAGCAGTCCTCCCTGTTATTCTACCAGTAGCAGAGGCTCAGTTACCCCCTCTTATGGACGAGGTTGTAACCACTGTATTGAATCAAGATTGGAGTGCATTGGAGTCTGATGGTATACCTCTATTAGAGATAGCACCTGTGGATAACGCTGAACTTCCACCATTAGTATCATAACTATCATAAACGAGATGGGGGGTAACACCCCCTCTTTTTTTAAAGGATTTGTATGACACCCGAAAAGAAAGTAAAGACTAAAGTAAAAAGTATATTAGATAAGGTAGGGGCTTACCATTGTATGCCCTCTACAGGTGGTTACGGTGCAAGTGGTGTACCTGATATCATTGCCTGTCATAAAGGATTGTTTCTAGGGATTGAATGTAAAGCCAACGGCAACAAAGCAACAGCCTTACAAAACAAACACTTGACTTTGATAAAACAAGCTGGAGGGTACTCAACTATAATTGATGAACACAATGTAGATTCATTTGAGGCAGTGCTTAAACACTTAATATGAAAAAAGATAATGTAAACAAACCCGCACACTATACTAAACACAAGTGGGAAGTCATTGACATACTACAAGAGTTTTTCCATAGCGAACCACTACTGTGGCAATGTGGGAAATATCTTTTAAGATGTCTATACAAGAATAATCTTACCGAAGATCTAGAGAAAATGATATGGTATGCTAACAAACGAATAGAAAAGGAAAATAATGAAACCCGAAGAAAAAGAAGGAGCAATAAAACTAATTAAAGAGTGGCAAGAGAAACGACCTAACTTTAGTCGCACTAAGTTAGCTGAAGCAACAGGCGTTGCATACTCTACCTTACTAGAATTTGGTAAACAAGGACTGATCGAGTTACCTGAGAAAAGACACACTAGTAGAAAAAATACCTCTTGGGGTAGATTAGGAATACCGAAAGAATGGCCGACGAAATAGACATAGCTAATGCTGAAGTGGAGGCTCGACTTAAGTTTACCCTTAAGACAGTCAACACTTCGATTGAAGAGAACGATACTGGCAAATGTATTTGGTGTGGCACTCCCGTTATAGATAGAAGACGATGGTGCAATTCACAATGCCGAGATGAACATACTAACACTTACAAACTATGAGGAGATTGACATGAAAGAAAACAAGCTACATGATATATCTAAACGAGATTTAACAGTATGGGTTTATTTTGGACAAACAATAGCAATTGGAATTACGGCATTTCTTGTGCTAGAATTGTTTGCTTGAAACTAATTAGTACAGTAAAGAAGAAGTGCCATGTGTGTGGTAATCCCGACGCTAAGTTCTTTTTTAAAAAGTGGTATTGCTCACACGACATGCACTTACAGGGTGTATGCAAAAACAATAAAACGAAAGGAACAAAGTGCAAATAGTTACGCTTGACTTTGAAACATTTTACGATACAGGATACGGACTTAATCGTTTAACTACAGAAGAATATATAAATAACCCTCTCTTCCAAGTCATTGGGTTTGCCTATAAGATAGATAATGGTACAACAAAATGGCATTCAGGTACTCATACTGAACTTCAAAAGATATTAGATACACTTGACTGGGCAAATTCTATGCTCTTATGTCATAACACTTTATTTGATGGAGCAATTCTTTCGTGGATATTTAATATTACTCCCCATATTTATTTAGATACATTAGGAATAGCGAAAGCCAAGCATGGAACTAATGTAGGAGGCTCACTAAAAGCATTAGCCGAGCGCTATCAAATAGGGGTAAAAGGAACAGAAGTTTTAGATGCTAAGGGTAAACGATTAGAAGACTTTCAACCTCATGAGTTGCATAGGTATGGTGAGTATTGTAAGAACGATGTAAAACTTACGGCTGATCTATTTACAATTATCGGTAAAGACTTTCCCATTGATGAGATGAAGCTAATAGATTTAACTATTAAAATGTATACCCAACCCTCCCTATTAGTAGATGATGCACTATTATTAGAGCGCCTTACTCAGGTGAGAGAGGAAAAGATGCGTTTATTAAATGCTCTAAAGGGTAAATTAAAATGCGAAACCGAAGAAGAAGTAAGGAAAAAACTTGCAAGTAATAAGCAGTTTGCTGAGTTGTTAGAAGAATTTGGGGTAACGGTTCCTTTAAAAATATCTCCAACAACTGATAAAGAAACTTATGCCTTAGCTAAAAATGATGAGGGGTTTATTGCTCTACAAGAACACGAGAATTCATTCATCCAAGATTTATGTGTTGTTAGGTTAGGTACAAAATCAACTATGGAAGAGGCAAGGATAGAAAGATTTATAGGGATTGGCTCTCGTAATAAAGGTCAACTTCCTGTACCTTTAAGATACTATGGGGCGCATACAGGCCGGTGGGCGGGTATGGATAAAGTTAATTTTCAGAACCTACCTAGCCGAGATATAAAAAAGAAAGCATTAAAGAACGCCATACTACCTCCTGATGACCATGTGATACTCAATGTGGACTCATCTCAAATTGAAGCCCGTATATTAGTTTGGTTAGCCGGTCAAGAAAATGTTGTAGAACAATTTAGAAAAGGTGAAGACGTATATTCAAACTTTGCATCAAAGGTATACAACAAAAAAATAGATAAAAGAAATAAGACTGAACGCTTTGTTGGAAAGACTTGTACACTAGGACTGGGTTATGGAACGGGTTGGAAGAAGTTGCAGCACACATTAAAGACACAACCCCCAAGTGCTAAGTTGTCTGATGAAGAGTGCCAACGATTAGTTAAAGTTTATCGTGATATAAACCATGAAGTAATTGATTTATGGAAAGACTGTGATCGAGCATTGGAAGATTTATCTTCATGGCCTAAAGACAAACCCTCTTATTATATAGGGAAACATAAAGTCCTTAAAGTTTCTGAAGAGGGGATTCAACTACCAAATAGCCTATACCTAAGATACCCTGACCTTGAGAAAGACTCATCAGGGACTCGTACTGAGTTTGTTTATAAGTCAAGACGAGGTAAAGTAGGGATATGGGGCGGTTCGGTAGTTGAGAATGTTGTACAAGCGTTAGCTAGGATTGTGATTGGTGAGCAGATGATTAAGGTAAATGAGAAATATAGACCGATCTTAACTGTCCATGATGCTATTGTATGTATCGCTCCTCGTGATAAAGGACAAGAAGCTTTAGACTACATTATGCATACCATGTCCCAACCTCCAAAGTGGGCACCTACTCTACCTATAACTTGTGAGGGTGCATTTGGAGACACTTATGGAGATTGCTAACCCATACTATAAACTTCCCTACACTTCTAAGGTATCTACTACACTCACTATCTTAAGTTATACAATTAAAGATTGGATAGACTATTACAACTTTAAAGCAGTTAAAGTACCTAACGATTTGTTGTTTAGTTTAGATCCATTTTTGA